TCCCCTTTAGTTCTCCATCCTTTTTGTAACATTTCTACGACAGCTTCATCTTTCTCTGTAAAAAAAGGAATTCCGAGGAAACTCGTAAACTCTTCTGTAAAGCCAGAAAAAATAACTGTAAAGAATACAAATAAACATGCAAAAAGTTTTTTCATTCCAGAACCTCCTAAAATCTAAATATAATTACTGTTATCGGTTTTGTCTATCTTTATCTCTTAAATGTTCAAGATGTCTTGCTTCCTTCTTATCGTACACAGCGATAATTGCAGGTTCATATCCTGCCTTAATCATTGTGTAGATGTTTGAAAGATATTCCTTTAGCCGTCTCTGCTCCTCCACGGGAATTTTTTTGTTTATCTCTAAAAGTTTTTCTCCGCCAATAAAAATCCCGTTCCTGCTTATGTCTATATCATTCCTTGGATTATCATCTACAGGCGGTAATTTTTCTGAGAGCTTGAATGAAGAATACCATGTCTTAAACTCTATCCATGTATCACTGGCAAGGTGTCTGATAGTCTCCTTTACGCTTCCGCTCAATTCAACGGCTAGTTCTGCCCGTGCGAGCTTGCGTCCACTACCAACCGGATTCCATTTTGCCCGTTGTAGCTCCTTGTGGTATTTTAGGAAAAACCTTGCAGACGACAGAGCTTCGGCTATATCACGCGAATCCATGCCGAGGCGTTTTTTCGATTCCTTGATATATTCTTCCCATTTCAACCCGCTCTGCTGATACAGCATTTGGTCATAAATCATTGTATACAGACTTATGGCGGATATAAGCCAACATTTAGACGAAAACTCATTAAGCCTTCGTATGCCAGTCTCGACACTTTCTAGTTTGGTTTCATAGAAAATGCCGATAACATCATTTGATGCCATGTCGCCCAAAAGGGCAACAGCCGTTTCCTTCGCGTTTTCAGCTAGGTCTGAGTAATTCTGCAATGATTCAAGCCTCGGCCGGAATCCTCGACTTCCCTTTTCGGGTACTGGCATGATAGTTACTCCTTGCCGATTATGGCGTAATAGAGTTTTTTCTGTTTTTCGTAAACCTCTGGAAACATATCGGGTGTCCAATAGGTGTACAAATCTGTCATTGATTCATCTGCATGGCCGACAACAGCCCTTATCTTTGGGTCTGGAATATTTTCAGCACGCAGATACGAAATAAAACAGTTCCGCAAAGAATGGAGATTTATTCCACGCTCCTTGCGGTTTATTCCGATTCTATCCATGTTTCGAGTAAAAGCATTGTATACGCAGTGAGGCTTTACAGGGTTGGCCCCGTCTTCCGTGAACACTGCATCTGCATGAACAAATGAAAAGTCAAAATCGGCAGGATACGGAACGCAACGGGACATTCCTGTTTTTGTGCTGTTCTGCATACCGAACTTGCCGGAATAGCTTTTCGTAACGTCAAGATAATTTTTCTTTATGTCTGACTTCTGCAATGCACAGACTTCGCCTATTCTCATTCCCGTTATTGATGCAAGCAGGAAGGCACGCTTTTCAGTTTCGTTTGCCCAGTGTCCCCTGTATATCTTTGCAAGCTCCTCTACCGTCAAGAGGTCTTTTTTCTTTTTTTCGAGCTTCCTTAGCCCTATACCGCGCAACGGATTGACCTTTATCAGTCCTTTGTCTATTGCGCTTTCAAAAACAAGGTTCAGCACTCCCTGTGCATTGTTCACGCTTTTGGGCGACAGTCCGAGCTTTTCAGAGGCCCATACAACCCATTTCTTGCACCTGTCTTTTGTGATGTCCCTTATGTCTGTATTCTTGAAAAACGGGACTATATGCTTGTCCAGAGACAGTTCGTATCGCCTCACGGTATCTGCCTTTAAGTCGGCTCCGTTCGTGCGCTTCCAAGTTCTAAATTCTCCATTCTCTCCAAAAAAATCCTTGCAGAACTTGTTGAACTTTATAGAGACATCAACTACATCTACATCGAATTTGTTGTTAGAATAGAGAAACTGACAATACCTCAGTGCTTTAGTTCGATTTGTACACCCTGTTGACTTTGGAACAGAACGGGTTCCGTCATTCCTTCGATACTGGTAGTAGTACACCTTCCTACCGCTCTGCAATTTTCTTAAAAATACCGTGTATGGCTCTGTTAACCTCATAGACCCCTCTTTCAGCGGACATGAATTTGCTAACATTCTGCTAACACGGTAATACTTTAGAACGCTAAGTCTTTACTCAGCAACGAATTATTTTTTGGAGATGAGGGGAATTGAAAACCCATCACTTCAAACCGTGTTAATAGAATTCTCGTTTCAGTTTATAATATTTACATTTACGTGTCAAATTCTTTTTATATTTCAACAGTAAAAACCGTGTAAAAAATCCATCGTGCTAACATATCTGCTAACACTGTAAAAAAAACATGGACATACAGTAAAAAGTGCATTATATTATCTCTGGAAGTTCTTACAAGGAGGTTCGGAATGAAAAAACTTTTCGCTATGCTAGTAATCCTAAGCTCTATAGTATTCTCTTGTTTCGCAGAAGAATTTACTAGTTTTCTGGGGATTCCGTTTGGAACATCATTGGTAGATGTTTTTATTGAAATGGAAAATAAAGGATGGAATGGTTCAATGGTAGAGGATACAGTTTTCTCTTTTACGGGGAAACAATACGCAGGTAAAGATATTGAATCAATTATGATAATAGCTCCTGCTCAAAGATTAGCTTCTGTTATGATTTCTTTTAAATATGGTTTAGACGCAAGAGCTGTTATGAAAGCATTAGCCACAAAATACGAACTTGTAGATACAAATGATGGCTTCTACTTTACAAAAGATGGAAGTTTTACATTTTTTATAGAGGATAACTCTATATATATCTTCTCTCAAGAAGAAATAAAATATATAGAATCGTTAGTAGATGAATCCGACATCTAAACAACAAAGCCGTCAAACTTAATTGATTGACGGCTTTTTTTTATTCATGGTTTACCATTGCAAGCAACTTTGAACGCTCCGAATCAAGTTTGGCGATATGGTCTTTTGCTTCCTGTGTGTCAGCCTTTGCCATGTGCTTCTTTATTAGAATTCCTGCATGTTTAAGTTCGTCACTAGCCATAGACTTAAAATCGGCTTCTCCGCTTTTCTTATAGTCAGCGTAATACTTTTTTGCTCCATCCAGTTCTTCTTCTATGTCTGCATACATGGAAGGTTCGGAACCGTCTTTATGCAGTCTGCACATAAGTTCCCACATCTGCCCTATGAAAAGAGCTTTCATAAACGGTCTTGAATATGGGGAGTATGCACTAAAGTCTATTTCTTCCAGAGCTTCCCTGAAATCGTGTTCAAGTTCGTTCACGCAGTCCATCATCTACCCTTCTTGATTCCGAGAATCTGAAAGTGTGAAGGGTCGCCAAGATACTGGACGCGCAGTATTGTCCGGCTTGTCAATGGAAGAGGTCTGAAATAGTTTCCGTTTGGAGCCATGACAAATGCCGTTACGGTTCCATTCGTAACGCTCAGAGTGGTTCCGTCTGTTCCGTCTGGAATTGCCGTAAACAGTCCTATGTCTATTACGTCACCTGCGTTCAGTTCTGGAGTAGCTGAAATTGTAATTGTGGTTGCACCTGTTGCAACTGCAACCGATGTAGCCCTGTATAATTTTGGAAACTTACAGTTACATGCCATAAGTTACCTCTCTTACTTTTTATGTCAACGCCCATAAGGGCGGAATGTTCACTTTTTCAAGGAGTAAAAATAGGGGGAATTTCCGTTAATTTCCCTTAATTTCCCTTAACCCCAATAAGGGTATCCGTTTCCGCATCCGCAGAACGGACTTGTGCCTGCATTGTAAGCCCAAGAGTTAGGGAACTTCACTACACCGCTCATCGCGTTCTGCAATTCAAGCTGATTTACCTTGCCCTGCAAGGCTTCAATCTTGTTCTGTGCGAGTGCGTCCAGAATCTTCTGGGTCTGTGCGGTCGTTACGGCATTAATGGAAGCCGTATTCATAGCACCGTCATAGCGGTTCTGTCCGAAACCTTCTGACACCTGCAACTTCAAGTCACCGTTGAGCTGACACTGATTTGCGATTGCCTGCTGTACGCCTGCGCCTACACCTGCAATGTCACGTGCAAGCTCCGTGTACTTGTCTCCGAGCGTAGCAACTACATCGTGATAGACCCCGTTTGTTGCAGACAGAATCTCCCTCTGGTTTGCCATAGAGTTCTGGCTGTCAAAGCCTCTCTGCATGTCTGCACTGAGGGCATTTGTCTGGTTCTGGTTTCCGCCACCAAAGAAGCCACCGTTGCCCATGAGCAGGGCAAAGATAAGGAACGCCCAGATGAATCCACCGCTACCAAAGCCGTCACCCATTACCATGGGTGAGCCGTTGTCACTTACTGTCATAGCTTTTACCTCCGTTATATTAAGTTTCTTTATCAGCAAAGACTGTCTATTGATAATCTTTTACCGAAATATTGCTATTACCACTTTTTTTTCACTTAGACATTTTTCAGTTGTAAAATATTTCTTAACAACTCGACTTTTAACTCATTTAACTCTGTTAAACGAATTAAAATATTTTCTAACTCGACACATCGAGTTAAAGTTTTATGCCAAACTGACCTGCAAAGGAATTAATGTCTACCCCACGCTCCTTTGCAAGGTTCATGCACGTCTGCTTCAAGTCACCTTCGCTTTTTCCAGATGTCATTTGTTGCCACATTTGATACGCCTGTGGGTTCTGCTGTGCCATTTGAGTTATTCTGTTCTGCAACTGCTGATTGAGGAACTGGGACGGATTGCTTACCGCCTGCATTGCCATGAATGGATTGAACATCTAAACCTCCGAGAATCTTTTCTATGTTTTCAAGCCTTGCATTTACCTGCGTAATCGGGTCTGCAACAACATTGTTGAATACAGGCGAGTACACGACAAAATCTGACTTGCCGTTTGAGTTCATTTTCTTGTAGTAGATTTTTCCGCTTCCGCAGTCAACGAACAGAAACGTAGACAGCGGATTCGTGATTGCGTTCCGTGCTTCTTCTTCACTGGATACGGGGATTACAGTGAACTGCTCAAGGTTCTGCTGTATGCCGTGAGGATTGAACTGCAACTGGTTAACCTGCGGAATCTGCGGATAGAATGGGTTCGGATACATCATGCCTTTAATTTACACCCAACGGTTCCGCCGGTGGGGCATGATTTGGGAATCTTTAGGGCAATACTCGGATTATCTTTGTCCTTATAGCTTCAAGCTCCTTCTTGATTACGCGCTGACAGAAACCTAGACTGTCTGCGATATAGTCAACGGACTGCTTCTTTATGTAATAGAGTTCAAATATTCTGGACTGCCTTTCGGTCAGTACGATTTTCGATTTAATGAGGTCGCTTTCCGCCTTCGTACAACAGCGGAAAAATGAGTTGATTACTTTTACTACTGTCTTTGACATATAAACCTTGCTTTCCATTTGGAAAGACTTTTTTTAATGCGCCCACGGCATGATTTTTTTTCATGGAACCGTGAGCACTTTCAGTTATTCAGAATCACGATTATCGTTGCCGTTGCAAACAGTGCGGACGTGACCGTTACCGACACGAAGGCAATCTTCAAGTTCCTTGACGTATTTTTGGATGACTGCAATTCCGCTTCTAAGGTCTTGCACAGACTTTCCGATGCCTTCAAGGCTTCGCTCTGTTTCGCAAGTAATTTCTCTTGCTCGGTCAATAGTTCCTGCAAGCTCGCGTTCTGATTCTGCAAAAACGCTAACTCTGTCTCTATATCGTCCAAGCTCTGATTCAAGCTCCCAAATATTGCGTCTGAGCTTTCTGGATTCAAGCCACTGCGAGATGTTTCCTGCGAGAAACAGGCAAACGGCAAAAGCAAGAATAACGCAAGTACAAAGCATTTCCGCATCACTCATTTTACCTCCGGCTTGCCCCATATCTTTTCAAACATGAGGTTGATGTCAACGGTTCCAAAAAGTCCGGCCACAGTAAACGCCACTACCGACAGCTCCGATATGGTGCAGTCTAATATGTGTAGCCATTTCAGCACGGCTCCCGTCACAAATATTACGCCTGCAACAATCTTTGCTACAAGGCTTACGTTTTTAGCTTTCAGTTCCATGCGCTCACCCCTTCTCGTAACAGTAGAGTATTGAATAGAAAATCCCCTGTGGCTTTATTACAGGCGCGTGAGGGTCTTCTATAAGCGTGCCGTCCTTTGCTACGACACGGAAATGAGTTCCGACAGTTCCGTTTGTCTTGATTTTCTGAATGAGTGCGTCAATGCGTGCGTATTTGGTGTTTCTTACAGATGGATAGTATTCAGTCTTTCCGTTCTTGAAAAGGCCTACTTCATAGAACCTTCCGCTGTCTCCAAGCTCACGAAGGAACCTCGTTGCTATGCTTGCGGAATCTTTTGTGTTGTTGAGATAGTCAATTCTTTTTGTTTCTTTTGCCCATGTCCAGACTTTGTTCAAGGCTTCTGCGGTGAGCATCTTTCCTGTCTGGTATTCTGCTATCAGTCCGCATGAGCGGAAAAAGCATCCTACATCGCGAATAACCCGAAGGCACTTTTTATCATTCTGCTTTACGTGTTCCCTTTATATTACCACCTTTACAACCTTGTCATAAACCAAGTATATGACACTTGATTTATTTTGACAAGGCTTTTAGAACGTTTTTAATTTTTCTCCAGAAGCCTGTCGAGCTTGCCGTCAATTTTTCTGCACACTTCGCCAAGGTTGTCAACCTTTACGTTCAGTGCCTGCACTGTTCCCTCATTGTTGGCCATGCGCGTGAAGAGTTCGGCAAACTTAGTGCTTGCCTTTGCCCTTTCTTCGCTGTCCCTGTTGAGGTTGTGGTTAACGGTCTCTTCAAGCTTCCCGTACCGCATGGAGAGCTTTATTACTACCGTCATTACGGTTATAATAAACCCTCCTATGGCTATTCCTAATGATATGTACTCTTTCCTCGGAAAGTGCCTCCAATTCAGTCCGTTGTTTTTGTGTATTCAAATAAAATTCTGTACTTCTTAGTAGTTGAACTGCCACCAGTCCAGTCTTGATAAGCTGATATACCAGTAGTATTATTTACACTGACTAAATATGCCCCAGATTTAAAGCAGTACGTGTTGTCCTCACTTATTTCATCCCATTTAATAAGTCTACCAAAGTTAGTAACATAATTTGAAAACGTTATAATATTTGTGGAAGAGTGATGTGGTAATGATTTCGTAATGACAGGGGTTACCATCCTGTAGATAGGCTTTCCGTCTACCCATGTTCCACCAGTCTTTATCCCTGTAGTTGAATACGAAGATGTTTCTTTAAATTTGTTATAAACAGCATTACTTGTAACTGGGTTCATATTCCCGTCTGCTACGGTGTCAACAGGCGAGATGTTCTGCCAAGCAGTGCCGTTCCATACAAGCACGATGCGGTCGCCTTCAAGTACGGTGTGAGTGTCGTAGGTCGGGGTGTTCGGGTCGGTTACGTTGACTGCACTTATGCTCTGTATGCTTGACGATGTGTTGTATGCAGTTACCCTTACGCCAACAAACTCGCCTTCGCCGAGGGTTAATGTTACTGGCTGGCTTGCAGTGAATACCAGTGTTGCGTCTGCCTGTACTGGCTTACGTGAATTGGAAGACGGTGCTTTTGTTTCGCTGTCTGCGGTTATTTCTATGGGCTTGCTCCGCCTCCACGGAAATTCCATGTTCCTACAGACTTCCTCCGTTGAAAGTCCTCCGCTCGCTTTTTTGGTTCCAAAGTTCGGGGTGTACAATGGTACGGCAGGTACCTGTAATTCTTCAAGTGTTAGGTCAATCGTATTCGGCATGATTATCTCCTTGCTATTAATCCTTCTTCCTGTAAGACTTCCCTTACAATTTCTTTTATCTGGTTTCGTACAGTCGTGTTGTCAAAAAGGTTTGTCCAAACGTTGCTGTCGTCTACATCCAGTACAAAGTGCTTCTTGCTTCTGTCCAGTGCACCGAATGGAATTCTGTTTGTGGTGTTCTGGTTAAAGTCGCTCTGGCTTCCTGCAACGGTTGGGCTTACCATAAGCTCGTCAACGCACATGAGCTTTTTTGACGGATTGATTTCTACCGTAATGTCGTCAACGAACCTTGCAGACTGTGCAAAGGTGTATGCGGTTCTTGTGGCAACTTTTGACAGGTAGACTGTAATTATTCCGCTGTCATCATCACAGAAAACACCTACGTGATACCACTGGTTTTCTTCAAGCGTCAGATAGTGGTATGCTTCCGTTCCGCTCGGTGACACGTATTCAAGGTACAGGTCTTTTGCTACCGGCATGTTGTAGGCAATGTCATGTTCTATTATTCCGTTGTCATAAGGCGGTTCTTCGTTTTCAGTGTCGGGGACATTGTAATAGGGTTCTGCATTGCGTACACGCAGGGTAATGCTCTGCTGACTGTTGCCGATTGAAAAAATCGTCTGGTTTTCGTTATAGATGTGCTTCATCCAGAACTCTACCTGCCATGAGTTGCTTGCAGAAAAAGTTTTTGACAGAGAGAAATTGCCGTAAATTGACTTTGCTACGGTTGCGTATGGAGCGATTGCAAGAAGTGCAGGCGTAAAGTCTGTTATTGCTCCTGTAGGTGTGTCACCTTCTCCGACAAGGGTATGTTCCACTCCTCCCGCTTCATCTTCAATCGTGAGCGTGTTCTGTCCGTGCTGATTGTAGAAGTCTGTATCAAAGTGCCATACTTCGGCATCCGATGCAGGTAACGGCAAGCCGATGTCGGAACCGTTCTTGCGTCTGTCATCCATTGAAGCATTTGTGATTACGAGTGAACCGTTTGCGGTGTTTGGATTTGTCTGCAAGGAAGGCGTTACGGTTCCAGTTTTTGACTGGTGCACAACGTCACGCCAAGGGCTGTTTCCGTCATCCCTTACTTCAAAATAGATTCCGTTATGGTTTATCCTTGCCCTTTCTTTTGGAGGCAGTAAGTTTCCTTCATTGTCATACTGCGGTTCTGGGTATGCGATGATTTCACCGTTAAGGTTCGTATTGTCAGACGTAACGTTAAAGTTTCCGACATTGAATTCAATCTTGAATTCTCCAGTGCCTCTGTGGGTTATCTGGTCAATAATCGGTGTTACTTTCAGATACTCATGGGCACCGCCTACACGGAAGGCACCTTCATAGTCGGCGTCACTTAATCTTGAAGTTTTGTCTGAAAGCGTCCAGTAGTTGTTGTCTGAACCGCCGAGTGTTCCCTGTCTGATTTCTCCAAGGTTTGCAGAAATTGCAGAGAGTGATTCAACATAGGATGCCTTTGCGGTTTCGTTTGCAAGTACAACGTCACGCAGGTTCGTACAGTTTGCAGTGCCTAGCCGTCCGTCACTGGTCTTTTGTGCAAGCGTGTCGGCTCCAGAAAGCCATGCACTGTTGCCTGCTTCATTGTATGCACACACGTCAAAATAGTAAGGTGTGTCAATGTAGTTGTTTACAGTTTCATCGGTATAATACAGTGGGAGTGTCTGAATGTAAACGCTGTCGCTTGTAACGTAACGTTCGGATTCTGCAAGTGGCTGAACTGCTGATTTGTAATTGTCGTGACTGCCGAACGGATTTTCTGTTGTTGCAGGTTTCTGCCATTCTGTATCGCCAGAAATATTTTCTTCAACTTCCTTTGAGTATGAATACACGTGTGTTTCCGTTGTGTCGGTCAGAGGCTTGTATTCGCTCTTGAGCTTTTCATTGTATACTTCTGCCGTTGTCTGCGTCCACAAAGATGCAGTTCCGCTTGTGTATGCGACATTCTGGTCACAGTGTCCTTGGTTTGAACTCAAAGTATAGTAGAGGTCGTTTGCAGTGTCGTGCATCCAATAGGCGATATGCTCCCACCGTCCGATTACTCCACGCCTTATTCGGATTTTGTAGCGTACATTGCCGTACAGCTTCCTTCCGCTTGAGGGTGTTAAATCCATCGTTAGGATTACGGTACGGTTTTCTGATTTTTCCGTAACTGTCGGAACTGGTAAAAGCCAAGTGCCGTAGCTGTCTGTGTCAACGGTCGTACTTGTCCACTGCTCCGAGGTCTTGTTGTAGATGGACATTATCTGCACGCGCATGCGCCAAGTAGAAAATGCTTCTGCTTCCGGATAGCCGAACCTCGTGCGGTCGATTGCGTAGTCAAAGCTGTTCGTCTTGCTCGTACCTGCGTCTTCCCACGTTACACCGCTGTCAAACGATACCTGTATCGTGTATTTCTGCACGGTATTACGCAAGCCCTGTCCGAGCGGAGACCATGCGACATGTATTACATGCTCGTCTGCTACGGCAGTGAGGTTAGATACGTTGTTCGGGTCGGAAGCGTTCGTACCGTTCTGCATGTCGCTTACGCTGTCAATGAGTTCTTCTCTGGTTACATACTCCTGCGGTACGTCAGAAGGAACGTATAGCGGAATCGGTGACGTAACCTTTGAATCAAACTCAGGCATAACGCCTGTTTCGGCAGTGTAGACGTTTTCCGTGTACGGTACAAGCGTAAGCTCATACTTGAAGTCTCCGTTGTCCTTCTTTGCGATACAGATTGCATCAATGGATATTCTGTCTGTAATTCCGAAAGAAATTATGTCTCCGACAGACGGCCTTACGGCTTCGCTTGAAGCAATTGGCGTTGCAAAGTACAGCTCATTGAAAAGGCCTTCCTCAGAGAACGTTACGGCTTCCGTGCGGATTGCAGGCATGTCAACACCGTTTGAACACTGCATCTTCACACCGTAGCTCTTCGTAAGGTCGGTAACGGAAAATGCACCGTCAGTCTTTATGCCTGCAATGGATGAGCCGTCCATTATGAGTTCCTTTATTTCTGCACCGTCACCGATACCGACAAGGATAGTATCGTCCTGTAGCGTAACGAGGTCGCCTATGTCGATTCTTGCACCGTCAAGCCCTACTTCGCGTATCCATGTTTCCGTGCGGTACTTCTTTTTTGCAAGCGTGTATTTTCCGAGCTTCCATACCTGTGCAGGGTTTGTGACGAATTCTAGCGTTATGCTTTCGGTAACCTTGTCCGGCAACTGTTCGTCACCGTTGACGTACATGCAGTAAATCTCGTCTTTCTGGTAGCCGTTGTTTTCGTTTACAAAAGAAATCTTGTAGCCGTCTATCGGGTCGCTGAATTCCTTTGAGTTTGATGGGACGCTCAGAATATTGTGGTTGTTTAGGATTGCCACAGGGTACGGATTCGGTTTGTCGATGAATACGCTGTACTTGTCTCCGTTAAGGAGCCGGAAGCATTTGCAGGTGTTCATTATCTTGTTCTGCAAGTCTGAAAGTTTCAGCTGTCTTGACACAACGCCATTGCACTTGTAGTTATTTTCCTCGCAGTATTCGTACAGCTCACCCAACTTTTCAAGGTCTATCCTTGTGTCTGGATATGCCTTTGTGCGGAGGCACGGCAACTGGTAGGACTTCAAGAGCAGTGAAGCAGGATTCTGCGTTGGACTTTCTACGCTACTCCATGCACTGCCGTTCCATGTGCGTGCATGGCTCGTGAGCATACAGTTAAGTGCATCAATCGTTCCGCTCAAGGTAGAGCTTGCCTTTATCCTTAGTGCAAGGCGTGCCGTAATGTCCCTGTCTGCCTCAACCATCGGAACCTGCGGTACAAGTTCTTCTTCTTCAAGGGATTCCTTGTAGTTGAAGCACCATGTACGGATTCCAGTGAGGTAGAATGTGTCCGTTACGTTGCCGGATGTCGGCTGTGGAGTAATCCTCTGTATGCGGAGTTCTGCAACACGGTCTGTGTCTATAATGTCTGAATACTCGACAGTCTTTTCTGCAACGAGCCTTTTCTGCTTCGTTATTATCGTGCTGAATGTCGATTCGCCAGTGGAAGCATCATAGGACTGTGAGCCGTTGAACTGACCGAACGGATGCCAAGTAGCTCCCCTGTCGTAAGAAATTTCTGCCCTAATCCTTACGGTTGCCTGAGACTTTATTCCGCTATCATCAAGGGCATACAATGCAGACACGCCAAGCTCAATCTGTATTTTCTGTGGATTCTGTGCGGAAAATCTGGGGACAACAAGGGGCGTTCCGTCTGCGTTGAGCAACTGGATATTGAGCTGTTCTTCAATGACCTTCTGCGGATAGAGTTCACATTCGCTTGCACCCTGCCTCAATTCAAGCCGTGCATCATTGCTACTGAAATTAGACCCGTCCACCGTTATGTAGCCGTCCAGTACGTCCGTTGAGTTCGTTGCAAATTCAAGTTCGTTCAGCTTGATGTCCTTTACGGACAGCCTTGAATAGCCGAGCAGAAAGAGTGCGTGGTAATACTGGGTAGTTCCGTCAGATTCAACAGTTGTATACGGTGTGCCGATATACATCGGAGTATAGAGGTGCTTTCCCAAGATAATCGGGTATGCGTTGCCGAGCTGAGAGCGGTTCCTTGCACCCTTCAAGAATGGCGTTGTTTCGTCTTCGCTTGTACTGGGGGATTCTTCCGTCTTGTCAAGGTCAAGTAGCCATGTGAAAAATGCCTTTGCCGTGTTCTTGAAGAAATTGCCTACTTCACCGAAGAACCACTTTAAGTCATTGATTCCGTCTTTCGTAGCCTCAAGGCTTGCAGGGCGTATCCTTATGCAGACTGTTTCATCGCCTTCCAGAAGGTAGTCACTGCCGACTGATTTTCCGTTGCATGATATTTCTGCATGGAGCCAGTCTACGTCTGGAAAGATTTCTGAGAGAGATGTTTTTGTGTCGTAAGTGTACTCTGAATATTTGTCTTCAAAGTAATTTTCATAAATGCGTATTCTTGACCTCGTAGCACCCCACTATCCGATTGCTCCAACGCTGTACAGGCTCAATACATACTCCCTGCCGTCTTGTTGTATGTATCATGCGTCCGCCACCTAGGTAAACTCCGCAGTGTGACGGCTTGCCGTGGACTTGTATCACTATTATACAGTATTTGGTAAAATTTTCAACTCTGACGAATCTGCCTGTATCACGTGCCGTACCGAAAAGCGTATCGTTTTCAGCAGAGCTTTCATAGCGGAATGACGGCACTTCTATTCCTGCCCTCCGCAGTACCTCAACCGCAAGATACCAACAGTCAAAGCCTTCTTCCCTGTTCTTTCCGCAGTCGGTGTACTTTATTCCCATGAGGTCGCGAACATCTATTTCTTTCATTACGCGCATCCTGCACATTTCTGAGGCGTTGCAATGTCGCACGGAACGTTTATCAAGAGGTTGCTGTCATATTCCATTGTCCATGAAACCGTTGAATCAACCCACGTTGCATCCCTCAAGGTAAACTGATTGTCTTCTATTGCCTCAAAGACTTCTTCACCGCTTGCAGTGTATTCAATTGTAGCGACAAAACGGCACTTGAACAGGTCGCCCGTGTGCGCCCTTATTTTATCTATCCAATACTGGTCAACTCCGGTTATCGTGATACTGGCGTTTCCGATGGAGGATTCCGTATGTTCCGGCTTCTGCACCTCGAAGAAACATGCCGTGTACGTGTTGCCGTCAAAGACCTTGTTTTCACTTGCGTTTACAAGGCGTACCGTTCCTAAATCCGTCTGTGAAATTTCAATGAAGTACGGAAACTTTGCCTGTGTTTCCATCCTCAGTAGCTGTTGCTGTGCATACGCAGATAGTGACATCAAACCTCCTCCCATGTCATGGTTGCCTGCATTATGTGACCGCTTGTATTGGAATAGCCAACGGTGCTTTCTTCCTGAAACGCGTACTCCTTTAGGGTTCCGTCAATGCCTTCAAGGTCTGGATGCGAAAAGCTTAACGCTCCGTGATAGAGCGTTTCCTCGAACCATGACTTGAATGTGTTGTAGTCCGTGAGCGTCTTGAACTGCAACGTTACGCTGTAGACTTTTGGCGCAAGCTGATTTGACGGCCTGCGCTTTTTCCGTCCGCACCTTGTCTTGTCTGCAATCACTCCTACTGGGACATCCCATGTGGTTGCCCTCAGAACCTTGTAATCTATTGTTGGAAAACTTATCATGTCAAGCTCCTTCCGCGAACGCGCGAATCACGTAAATTTTGTGCATTGTCCCAACCGTTGTATCCGTTTGCATAGTCGGAAGCAATCTTCCGGCTAATCCGTACGAAGAGCTGTTTTTCTCCGTCCGGACTGGTCTGTTCAGTAGCCTTTACGCTGACTTCGTTTCCTACCTCGTTCTTTATGTTTACGGACATGTGTACGACAGTGCCACCCGTTCCGCCCTGTCCAAGTGCAGACGGGTTCTTTGTCGCAATTATGTAGTCGTCCGGAGACGTACTGAATTTTCCGTCCGGTGTAAGAATCATGTCGTTTACGCTTGTGGCAGACAGACCCGCTTCAATAAGGGCGTTGATATAGTCAGAGTTCAGCTTGCGCCTCTGCTCAAGATAATACATCTCCTGTTCCTTCATTGCATTAAGCAGGTTGTCGTACTGCTCGTTAAGCTTTTTCAGCCTTTCCAGTTCGTCTTCCTTCTGCGTCTTTTCTTCATAGAACAAGTCAAGAATCCAAGCCCAACTGTCTGTAATTTTGTCTATGAGCTTGATAATCGGAGTAAGCAACTCTGCAAGCTTTGTCAGCAATTTTCCGATGATTATTAACGGAATGTTGGTCATCTTTACAAGGTCTGCAATCAGCCTGATAACTGGTTCAAACGCCATCAGCACGTCTGTAATGCCCTGAAACAGCACGGTAAAGGAATCTATCAAAGGCAGTAAGACTTCCGCAACCATGTCAAAAACTTTTACGAGAGGTTCCATTGCCTCAGTCAAGAAGTTCATGCCTTCCATAAGATGTTCAGACTTGGATGCAGTTGCAAACAGTGAATTTGCGAACATTTCTATTGCACCGGCAAGAGGCCCGCCCTGCATTGTTGCCCTTACGAAAGCTCCGACATCTGTATTGCCGAATGTGCTAGACGCTCCTGCAAGCATGGAACCGCCAAAATAGGCTCCTACGTCAAGTTTTCCTGTCTCTTGGTATCCATCAATAGCACCGTTCCTCATCCGTGTGCCGAGGTCGGAAAAATATGTACCATTACGCTTTGATTCTTTTTCATTCCATTCATCAAGAGCTTTTTCTGATTCCTCTATTTCTTTTTTAAGGTTAATAAACTCTTCGCTTGTACTGTCAGTAACTACGGACAGTCGTTCATAAAGCATTGCAAGTTTTGCCATCTCCCTTGCCTGTCCTGCTGATATTACATCGCCATAGGTTGAATATCCACGGCCATAGCTTTCTGTTGCTTCCGCAAAATCTTTAACAGATTCTTCATAAGAGCTTCTCAGCGATGAATACCTTTGGTTTCTGTCTCGCAGTTCAAGAAGTTTATTTGCTTCCTCAAGGCTATTAACATGCTTCGTGTCCAGAAGTTCCTGAGCTTCCTGTTCACGTGTAGTAAGTTGCAGTAGTCCATATTCTTTGTTGAGTTTATCTACGCTAGTTTCATAGTATTTTTCTGCAAGCTCCTTCTGTGTTTCAATTACCTTATGAAGACGCTGAAAGTCACGAATGTCCTCAATTTTGTATCCTCTTTCTTCTGCGTAGAGGTAGGCATCCGTATCTTTTTTTGCATTTTTTGCATAATTTGCACTCTTACCATGAGCTTCATTATACTTAGCGTCAAAAAAATTCGTAAACTCGTCACTATCAACATCGACAGTTAACAAATCTTCTATGCTATTCAATCCAAGCCAAGAAACTATTTGGCTTAAAGTATCTTCATTATAAGCATAATATTCATGCCTCTGGAGCTTTGTTACTTTACCTGTTTTAGAATCGTAATACTCACTCTGCCCCATTGCATTGAGAAGTTTAGTTACTTTGTCTATTTCAGACACAAGGGATTCTGTTCTATCCTGCAATCCCGCAAAAGCAATCTGAGTATCGTTTTGTTCTCCAGTAAGAACCCCCAGAGATTCGGCATAGTTATTTACAAGTTCCATGCCTTTTGCATTTGAAGTTACCTCAACATTGAACATGGACTTAAAAACTTCCTGCCATTTCGTGAGTTTATCCAGTCCACTCGCAGAGCTGTCAGTGCTTCTAGTTGCAGAACGTGAAGATGCCTTGCTATCTGCCCTCTGCTTTTTCAATTCCTTCAAGATTGCAGATACCTTTTCAGATGTCTCATCGTCAAGTTTCTGGTAAGAAATTGTACCAGTG